TCTCCTGGCTCGAGTAATACATTACTTCGCCATTTACCAAAATGACGCCAAGATTAGCCAATTTACTTTGCATAAGATATAAACTGGGTAAAATATGGTTCCACCTATTATCCAGTGAGCGCACCAAATTAAGACGTCACCTTTGAGACAATCTCAGAGGTTAGATAACCCCTTATTTCAAGGGGTTATTGTTGTATTCAAATAAAATTGCAACCAAAAAGCAGATGAATATGGGTTTAGCCAAGTGTTTTTAAGGCTATGTGGTGCGGATTTTTTGCACCTGAATGCACCAACCTGCACCAGCTTGCACCATTCTGCACCAGCCGGGTGCATCAACTGGTGTAGAATGAATATATAAAGGCTGGCAGTTGTAGTTTAGCAGGGATATTTTATTTTATCTTGAAGAATTAATTGTAAAAATAATGATTAGCTAAAAAATAAGCTATAATAAATTTGGGCCCTGTGGTGGAGGCCTTTGGGACGAGCCTGTGAGAGCAGGCTCTTTCTTATCTTAAAAGTAGTTTACAAAAATGCGATTGTAAATATGGTGCCCTTGCCTAGAGTCGAACTGGGAGCTTTTCCTTAGAACGCCTAGCGGAAATCCGTCCCCCTGAATATAGCGGACAAAATCATGCATTCTGAGCGGAAAGTTGGTCAAATTTTGTTTTACAGGGCGAAGCATAAAGCCTAATTACCTCATTTTTATACCTTTACACTTCAGATGATAAATAACTGGAACCTTATGAAAACCAAACTGTTTAGCTAACTGATATGCTAACGACTGCCTTTATGTATTAAGTTACCAAACCAACCCGGAAGCTTACCTAGATAATTTGATTATTTCCAATGATAGATACGTAAAATGAGCTGATTGCTAATCATTATCATAAATCCGTAAAACAAGGACTATAATACTCTAATTACTGTATAAATCATGGTAGAAAAAAGCCCGTGGATTCGCTCCACGGGCGTGATATGAATGTGCTCGCGCTTTATCGCGCGTTATTTGGCTTTTACAGCCTTCACCGATATTTCCGTACCGTCCCTGAATGTGAAGCTCAAGGTTTTGTCCAGATGAACTGTTACCAATTCGATGGTGGTATTCCAAAGATTCTCGTCAAATTCGGTTACAAGGTTATTCATCTGCAGTAATTCATCAAGAAAGCGACGGATTTTTTCTTTTCGGGCGCTCTGCTCCAGTATTTCATCTTTAATCTTCTTTATCTGGATTTCCAACTCACTGCACTGTTTATCCATCTTGCTGTAACGGCGATTGTATTCCTCCTGATTCTGTATCTCGCGCGTATTTTCCTCCATATAGCGTCGCATGCGACTTATTGCAGTGTCGTGCTCGCTCTGGAGTTCTTCCAGCTTTTTCTTTAGTACAGAGGTGTCGGCTAAAAGCGGCAGTAGTTCCTCAAAGTTGGTAATATGTCGATCCTTATCGCCTAAAATTTGATTGACCGCTTGAATAAAAGCTGGTTTTAACTCATCTTCGCGTATATGAGGTGTTTCACAGAATTTCCCATCGACGTACTTCCTATTGCACTGCCAGAGCTGATTACGGTATTTGCCGGTGGAGTGCCAGACCTTTGATCCATAATATCCGCCGCACTCACTGCAAATAATCTTGGCAGCAAAGGGGCTGTTGTTATTCAACTGCCGCCTGTTTGGCTGCCTTTTTTTGATTTCGTTCTGTACCAGATCAAAAGTTTCCGGGTCAATGATGGCAGGGTGCGAGTTTTCGATATAATACTGCTTAAGTTCGCCTTCATTTTTCTTGATGGTTTTGCTGAGAAAGTCTACCGTATATGTCTTCTGCAGTAGTGCGTCGCCTTTGTATTTTTCGTTGCTCAAAATGCTTGCAATAGTACTAACGCTCCACTGTTTTTTGCCGCTGGGGGTTGGGATGCCCTGATCAGTAAGATACTGTGTAATGTTACGGATGGTTTTGCCTTCCAGAAAAAGACTGTAGATCTGCCGAACAATTTTAGCTTCTTCCTCCACGATTTTTGGGAGGTCGTTTTTGCCTTTTTCGTAGCCTAAGAAGTGTTTGTAGGGGAGTGAGATTTTGCCATCTTCCATGCTTTTCTTTTTGCCCCAGGTGACATTCTCGCTGATGGAGCGGCTTTCCTCCTGAGCGAGCGAGCTCATAATTGTAATGAGTACTTCGCCTTTGGCGTCTAGTGTATAGATATTTTCCTTTTCAAAGTAAACCTCGACACCTTTTTCCTTCAACTTGCGGACAGTAACAAGGCTGTCCACGGTATTGCGGGCAAAACGACTGATGGATTTGGTAAGAATCAGGTCGATTTTGCCATCCAGCGCATCGGCGATCATACGGTTAAAGCCGTCGCGCTTTTTCATATTAGTACCGCTGATGCCTTCATCGGCGTAAACAAAGACAAATTCCCACTCAGGGTTATTATTAATATGGCGTGTGTAAAAATCCACCTGTGCCTCATAGCTGGAAAGCTGCTCATCCGAATCGGTTGATACGCGGGCATAGGCCGCGACGCGTCTTTTGCGGTATTCAGAGCCAATCGGCACAAAGGGGAGATTGGCACGCGATTGAATGACGTTTATTTTTCTGCTTGTATCCTGCATGGTCATTGCTTGTGCCTCCTTTCGTCGATTGTCAGCTGGCGTTCTCGTGCGGCTTGGCGATTGGCTTCGTCCCAGCTTTCTCGGCGGGACGGGTTTTCCCATGTCACTTTGACACTGCTGCCATCCTTGAAGAGGTACTCAATTCGGTTGCGACCCGGTATCCGTATTTCGGAAATGCTACTTTTCAGCAGTTCCATGCCCAGCTCGGTTGTACCAAGAACTTCCACCGTTTTCTCTAGTAAAATGCTTTCGGGAATCTGTTGCGACGGGCAGTAGTTTTTTCCGCGGGTATTAAAGGTGGCGCATACCCAAACGGGCTTAACATATTTACTTCCGGCATTTGCCTGTTTCCTGCGGTAATGCTTGCCGCACAGGCCGCAGCTGATCAAGCCAGTGAATAAATACGTTTTGTCCGATCGTGTTTTATGACGGCACTTTGCTCCTCGGCGCTCAATCTCACGCTGCACTTTAGCGAAAGTCTCCTTGTCAATAATGGCTTCGTGACTGTTTATCACTTGATACATTGGCAGTTCGCCACGGTTAATCTGCTTTTTCTTGCTCAGATGATCTAGGGTAAAAGTTTTTTGCAGCAGCATGTCGCCAGAATATTTCTCATTTCGTAGGATTCTATAAAGTGCGCTTTCATGCCATAATGTGCCGCTTCTTGTGGGTATGTCAGCTTCGCTCAGCTTTTTCATGATGGCGTTAGGCCCCATGCCGGAAAGGTAATCGTCGAATATAGTTTTCACGATTTCAGCTTCCTCCGGGATAATGTACAGCTTGCCGTCGAAGAGCCGGTAGCCGAGCATATTGCCGGTGTTTGGACGTCCTTGCTCAAACATTTTACGAATCCGCCACTTTTGGTTTTCGCTGACCGAACGGCTCTCTTCCTGTGCATAGGAAGCCAGGATTGTGAGCATGAACTCTCCGTCAGTACTGAGCGAATGGATGTTTTCTTTTTCAAAATAGACATCAATCCCTAGCAGCTTCAATTCCCGAACAGTTTGAAGAAGTGTCACTGTATTGCGAGCAAAACGGGTTATGGACTTGGTGATGACCATGTCGATTTTTTTGCTGCGGCAATCTTCAAGCAGCCGCTGAAATTCAGGGCGTGTATCTTTTGTGCCGGTAATGGCCTCATCGGCATAGATGCCGGAAAATTCCCAATCACCGCGTTTTCCAATATAACTGTTGTAATAACTGATCTGTGCGGAAAGGGAGTGCAGCATTGCGTCTTTGCCGGAAGATACGCGGACATAGGCTGCCACGCGCTTGCGCTGTACCGACTGCAGTGTTGTCCGTTTAATTGTCGTTATTTTTCGCATAGTAAGTTACCTCGCATGTTATTATCTCCACCTATATTTTTTGGTCATACCATCTATCACTCTTTCGACTGGATAAAGCAAGGGGATTCTGTTTCAGAACCCCCTTTTTTACGGTCTACAGTTTCTTTATGTGGTCAACGCCGTAGGCGATGCCAAGACCGGAACCGCAGCCCCAGTCTACGAAAACCGTACCGATAGAATCTACGCAGCGAACAGTTCCCAGTTCGCCGGGTTTTAGTTTGGCGTATGGGTCATCCATTGAGATAAGCTCCACACGGCAGCCGGAAGGATACGCTGCGCGTACCCGCTCTACAGCTGCTTTGCTTGGAAAGTCGTTTGTGTTTTTCATAATGAACTGCCTCCTGATTCTTCATTTTGGGTTTGTGTGTTAGATAGATCTTCTGCTGATACTTCCGCTTCATTATTTTTTGCAATAACAGTTTTATTTGGACACTTTCCATTTTTAAAACTGCCGTTACCTGTGAGATTTTTCAGCAGGATTATGCGTGCTATTTTGTATTTTGGCCCGACGAAACCCAAGCGGATTAAGAACAGCCGCATGGTAAACTTGTCGTTTTCCAATTCTTTTTCTTTGGCGGTGATGCGCTTTTGGGTTTTAGCCATTTGGCAAATGGAGACAATAAAGAGAGTGTAAGCGTCAGCTTCGCCAACAACACCATTTAAGGTGAACCACGGAAAACTCAGTGTGTCACCGATGATGTCGACAGGCAGGCTGTCTGCGCCAAGCGCCTTTTTGATAAGCGTTTCCTTGCTGACAATGATTTTCTTGAGGTTTTCAATAGCTTCCTCAGTAAAATCTGCCTTTGGCATTTGAATGCTCAGCTTGTCGGCATTTCCCGAATCCTCTCTTTCGACAGCTTCCGGTATATATCCGCGCTCTTTAAGCGCATCAAGCAACCTTTTGACCTCCTCAAGGTTATTATCGCCTGGGCAGGATAAGGTTCCGTTCTTATCGATGAGATAATTGTTCACCGTATAGGCAAAGGTGGGCGCACCATTGTAGATGATCTCCCGTCCCAATATTTCGCTGATGGCTCCGACAAGCGCTTTGCGCTTGGAACCGGTTACGTTATACTTTACATCCACTGTAATCGCTCCTCTCATATTATTTGGCTCACCATCTATCACTCGGATAGGCCAGAATAGCAAGTATCAATTGATTAGACTTAAGTTATCTTGAATTCGGCAATAGGAAGAGTAAGGCGCGTATCGATAAATACGCTACCGCTCATTTCATATGGGGCAAGATATTCCTAGTATTTGCTAGTCGGGTAGTTCTTGAAGTATTCAAGCAAAGCCTTCAGGATTTCTTCGTGCTCAGAAGAGGAAGGAGATATATCCCAGCCTCGATCGTAGGAGATAATTGGGCATAAGTATTGCTCAATTGTACGCATGTGTTTATCCAAAAATACGCGCTTGATAATGCGTCTGCCCTCTATACCGAAACGGGTACTCTTGTCCAAAACAAGGAGCTTGATAATGCGTCCGTTCTCTATACCGTAACGTTTACTCTTATCAACAACTTTGGCTTGAAAGCAGAACCCGTTTATAGTTCCGTCAATCCAGCCATTTACTAGTTCTTTTGCTCTAATATTATGAGTTTTCACATGCAGCTCCTCTCTTATGATGTTTTCTACCGCACACCATCTATCACTCAAGAGCCTCAAGAATGCAAGTCTGCTTTCAGAGTTGATTTGCATTTCGATCAGAGCGTTTAGTTTTTGCTCTTATCGATCGCTGCTATTGAATCGATGGCAGCTTTACGCAGAATGCCGATATCGAAGCCCGCGCTTACATAACCATCACGGATGGTACTGAAGTAGTAAAGGCTAGGCAGTCCATAAGGCCGGATCTCATTCATGATGTAAATCATAGCCTCCACGGTTTCTCCGTTAAGCCTGATTCGCAATGTCTCCTTGCGGTACAAATGCGGCCAGCCCTCATAACGGTCAAGCGCAGCTTCGTCCTGTGGCTGGATCTGCCATACCAAAATGGGTACGCTGCCGCCACAAAATCGCTCCACGGTCGCCACAGCGCCTGCGTGTTGGCCCCGAAAGAGCAAACGCCAATCCTTCATAACTGAAGTTCCGACAACTTGCGCTGTGGGGCAGCGCTGGGACATTTGTTCCAAATTGAGGTTGGAGCCATAGGCTATATACAGCCTTCTTTTTGTTTTGCTCATTTTAATTGCCTCCCTTAATGGTTTCTCGAACGGGTTTCCGTCCGGTACCGCCATGCCGCATTGCCGTCAAGGTGCTGGTACAGATGCTCACGACAGTTTTTAAACTCGTCGCCGATGAAGCCGATCCGGTTAAGGTACACTCGCATGGCGAATTTTTCGTTTTCCGACTGCACTTTCCGGTTGCTGGCACTCTTTTGTGTCAGTGCCTGATAATTGAGAGCCAGAGCCAGCACGATATAGGCTCGAATTTTTCCGGCGTGCAGATCCGAATTAAAGCCGCGAAGCTCAACAGTTCTGTTGCCGGTAAAAAAGCTGTGGAGATTGAGAAAATGGTAACGGCTGTTGTGATAATGCTGGGAACGGCTTTCGCTGTAGCCTTCATACCAGATGGACTCAATCTGCGAAAAGCTACTGGGCTTAACCCGGTTTATCTCTTCGACTAAGTATGCGTCTATCTTTTTGCAGTAGCGTATCCGTTCCGGCTCAATTTGTAATGCCTTATAGAACAGGTCGTTTTTACTGGCGATGATGTTCACAAAGTTGCGGATGCTCCTCGGCGTATGATTAGAGCCGTCGAGGTGGACATGTATTCCGCAGGACTTGTTAGTAAAACCGCCCATTTTGCGAAGCCGCCGTACCAGTTCCTGTACCGCTTTGATATCCTCGTAATAGGTCAGGATGGGGCTAACCAGCTCTACGCTGTAGTCGTTCCCGGCAGATACAATTTGCCGGTTTTCTTTGCGCTGGCAGGTAATACTGCCGTCGCTCATGAATTTCCAGATTCGCCCGTCAGGCGTGTTGACATGGTGTGTGCCATAATAATCGCCGGTTATGCTGATGCTGCCACCAAGATACTCGGACGCAATCTCTGCCGCGCGGTTTCTGGTGATACCTGTAAACTCAATCTCAATACCAAATCTGCGTGAAAACAACTTGATGCGCCTCCTTCGAAGTGGCGCGCGATACGTACAGCATCGGCTCCGAAGGAGATTGCCGCGATGCTCGAAAATTTGTGCGCATCGCGGCCCTGTGTGCTTTGCCGAATCAAAACGAATTACTTAAAGTGGTATATTCCTCCTTTCCTTTTTTAATGTGTTTGTCCCATGGGGCAGTCTTTTTTGACTGCCTTTTGGAGCAAATCACTTGTTGCGGGGTAAATTGCCGGGGGCATTTTCCTGCAGTGAGCTGATAACCGGGCAGTGTTTTTTAATGAGCACTGCTTTGAGTCGGCGAAACTCATTTGGGGTTATCAGGCGGCGACGGAGCATCGACGTGGCAATGGACACTGCCGCGCCATAATCTAACTCACGCTGAAATTGCTGCTTATTCATGGCAATTCCTCCCCGTAGCGGCTGCGAATATAGCATTTACGTCCGCAGTATTTGCGTTTTTTGTTATTACTGTCAAACTCAGTTCCGCAATGAAAGCAGGTTAGGTGATAGGCGCTTTTTACCCCTGTCCATCCGCGGTTTTTGTTCCACCATGCATAGCGGCATTTATCACGGCAGAAAGTTTTCTTTTTTGATCCCGGATGATGCATTAAGGGTGCGCCGCAGTTTTTACATAGTCTCTGTTTTTCATCGTCAAGATTACTTTGGACGTCGATGTTTTCGCGGCGGCAGAAAGACTTGATCGTGTTCGCGGAAAGTCTGAGTACGGCCGCAATAGCACTGTAAGACATGCCTCGTCGGCGCATATCCATAATGGTTTGCTTTTGCGTATTCGTCATAGTCCTGCCTCCTTTTTGGCGCAGGTGCTCCATGTCGCGGCTCTGTGCGCAGTTTTCAGACGCAGACCGAGTTCATATACCACGTTCACCGTAACTGCGTTTCCGGCTTGCTTGTAGGCTTGCGCGTCGGAGCTTACCGATAGTAGCCGGTTGATCTGTTCATCCAAAAACCCCTGCAAGCGCAGGCATTCTCTCGGCACAAGCCTTCGGATACGACCGTGCAGAGTCATCACGCCCTGCGAACTGCTGGTATCCAATGTGTGCGCGATGCCGCTGCCGACACACCAGCGTCGGGTATTCGTGTCGGCAGAGCTTAAGTCGACTGAATCTCTGGGCGCAGCCTCCTTGTATCCGCGCCTAGTCGCTTCTTTGATGAGCAGTACGCCATGTTTGTCCTGCGAAGTAAGCGTGAACATCGGCTCGCCGTCATTCTTGATGCGCCGCCCGTTTTGCCTGACTTTTTCCCTGTCGGGCGTCAGAACTGCATGGACGGCACTGGTCTTGTCAGTACGCCCCAGCGATATTTTTATTCCTTCGCCCTTGTTGGCTGTCAAGGTGGGGCAAAGCCCTACTGCGCTATAAATGTTGCCGTTCTGGCCTTTGCCGCTGGGATTAATGTTTCCGATCCGGACAGGTTCCATGGAAGCATCCTCAAGCACAGCATTCTGTGTCTGGTTACGGTTTAGCCCTCGAAAATTACTGGCGTTAAGGGTATATGCAGTGTTAATTTCTCCCGTGATTTTGTCCCTGCGATTATATCCCACGGCATACAGTCCGGTTTTGCCGCCAAGGCCGCCGGATTTTGCAAGCAGGGTCTTTGATAGCCCTTCGGGGTCATAGACCCGTGAATCCTGACGTCCGCCTAAGAGCTGGATAAGAGCTTTTGCGTTTGTTTCTCGGACAGGTAGTATTTTTCCGGCACATTCTCTATCAAGATATCCGACAAGGTACACCCTGCGTCTGGATTGAGGAACTCCGAAATTTTTGCTGTTAAGCACCTGCCATTCGCAGCTATACCCCAGGTCGCAAAGCGCATGGAGGATGGCTGCATACGTCCAGCCTTTGTCATGCGATAGCAGTCCTGGGACGTTTTCAAGCAGAAGATATGCAGGCCGTCTCGCACGAGCCACTCGGGCAATTTCAAAGAACATAGTGCCTCTCGGGTCTGAAAATCCTTTTCGCTTGCCAGCAATTGAAAATGACTGGCAAGGGAATCCGGCGCAGAGCAGATCAAATTCCGGTAATGTGTCTGTGTCGATTGTTTTAGCATCTGTATAATAAACCTCGCTTTCTTTTACGTTATGCAGCGCTCGGTAAGCGGCATCTGCGTGTTTGTCTATCTCGCAGTGACCGACGCATTCAAAACCGCCGGCTCTTTCCAATCCGGCACGGAATCCGCCAATGCCGGAAAACATATCAAAAAAACGTATCATGAGTGACCTCCTTCAGAGTCGCCCGCGCCCTGTCGAACCAAAGTCTCCAGCTCGTCGGGCGTAATAACAACAAAGATGTTTGGCAGCTTTAAAAACTCCGCCTTGATCCGCATTTCTATGCTGCTTTTTCTAGCGGCGTCCGGTACGATCCAGACCACCAGCGGGAATACCCTGTACTGCTCCTGTTCCAGGCCGCTTCGGTAATACTGATGATAGCGATGGCACTTCTCGATGACCTTGACGGGCGACTCGGTGGCAAGGTCAATCTCAAAGAACCAGCGATCCTCATACATATGGCACAGAGTAATGGCAAACAGATCTGGTTTTAAGGATATAATCTTTCCAGCACTGTTGTAGGGACGCCAACAATACGGCTCATTTTGTGCTTCTGTTAGACGCATGCCTTTTTGGCGGCACACTTCGGTGAGTCGGACAAAGCATTCAGATACCGACAGTGTATGTGCCAAAAAGTAGGCGGAGGGTTCAAAGCTTGCTTTATGTGAGCGAGCTTTATTATCAGTCAAGCGGAGGAGATGCTCACCGGCGGCATCCAAATGCCACACAGAGGAACCTGATCCGGAATATACTCCGCCGATTCGACGGGCAAGGGTGTCGATCAGATGAAGCTCTTTGAGTTTTTTCAAGTTTCGGCTCGTAGCCCTGAGGGCTGCACTGGGAGTTGCCGCATCGATAACATGCAGTCTTTGGATTTGCGAAGTCGTGAGATAGCGGTACGCTTGAATAGATCTCAAGACGTTCTTGTCCCGATCGCTTAAGCTAGGTACCAGCTCCTCCAGTTTTTTGAGCGATACTCTCTCAGGCATGGCCGCCCCCTTGCGAAAAACTACTGTGGTAGCAGTAGGAGTCGTGCTCCTTAAATCCGAAAAGCTGGCTTGTACACGAGCGTTCGGGGATTTTCAAATCCAAGTGAAAGGTCTGGCGGTTCGTCATGGTAATTTTCTCCTTCCGATAGAGGCATCGCCCCAATCACTGTGGTTAATGTTCTCTGAATTGATGATTTCAAGATACTCCCGCTCGACTTCTTCAGAGGGAATACCATACATGGTCATACTTCTGGCTTTCAGTTCCGCTGCCAAACGGAGGACAGGCGGCGGTGGTAGAGTCTGACCCTGTACCCAGCCGGTATTTTTGCCTGCGGATTGAAACGTGGTGTATATCTGATAGCGAGGCAGATTCATAAAGTCCCGCGCCTCCAGTTCGGGTGCCATTGCCGCCATATCTTTTGCGTCGCCGCTGTTTAACCCGAAGATAATTTTATTCCGTGCGTTGGCATCGATACCGGCGCGGATATTTGGCGGAAGTTGGGCACGATATTGGTGGGCCATGGTGATGCTAAGTCCCAGACCTCGTGCTTGAGCAAGTGCGTCAGATAAATCGGTGGGCAGGCTCAGATAATCCTGAAGCTCGTCGATAAATACGCTGACAATGTGCCGCCGTTCAGGCGGAAGGTTGGCGCGGGAGAGGGCGAGCGTCCAGGTCAGGCCCACAATGAGGCTTCCCAGCAGCCGGGCACTCTCCGCCCCGATCACTCCCTTATTGAGCGGCACCAGTATAATGCGACGTTTGTAAAATAAATCCGTAAGTCTAAACTTAGGATCGCTTTGCCCCAGAACGTTGCGCAGTCCAGGGCGGAGCAGGAACTGGCGCATTTTGTTCATGACTGGCGCAATTTCCTGCCGACGCTCAGTGTCTTTCATGGCTTCAAAGCTATCCCAAAAAGGTTTAAGGGCAATTTTGTCTTTCACTTGGCTGGTAATTTTGTGCCGAAAGGCTTCATCGGTGAGGAGGGTGGGCAGCCAAAGTAGGGATGCCCCCTCGGTTTCCACCAATGTAAGCAGAGCCGCACTTAAAATATCCTGACTGCGGATGCCCCAGTTATCTGCAAAAATCTCCTTGAGGACAGCCAAAACAGCGTCCGCAATGAGCGCCGGGTTACGATAGTTTTTGAATGCCAAGGGATTGAACCCAACTGGACAGGGGTCGGAAGGGTCGATGATTATGACCTCATCACTGCGTGATTCCGGTAAACTGGCTAAGACGTCATTTACGAGGTCGGACTTGGGGTCAATCAGGAGCACGCTGCGTCCTGCTTTGATGTCCGCTAAAGCAAGGTGTAACATGGTAGTGGATTTACCGGTTCCGGTGGGACCGAGCAGGATGGTATGCTCCAGACTGTCACTTGGGGAAATACTGAGTTGTACACGCTTTGCGGTGCCAGTGCCAACGGCGAAGGTACGGGCTTGAATAGAACTTCCAGGATTTTTATACCATTCAGGCGGTGGCAATGCTTTGGGATGCAAACCTGCTGTACCAGCCAGTTCTTTATCTCCTGCAGGAAGCAGTAGAAAGTGCGCCAGTTCTCTAACGGACAATCTGAGGGGAAAGCACCACGGCACGTGTGCTTCATTAATACTCATGGCTTTTTCGGGTTGGGCGCTTATACGAACACCTGCCGACTCCAAGGTTTTGAGCGCACTTAAAATGTTATAAATACGGTTTAAAGCGTTTTCGCCGGAAGAACCTATCCGAATCGCGGCACAAAATCCATGCTGCTGTGCTTTCTCTTTGATGGAGCTGCGGCTCTCCGGTGATGCCTGACTGGCATTGCCGAAGAAAATCTGAGACCATGGGGCATGTGGGTTGGGCAGTCGTTTTGGCACATCTGATGGCGCAAAGGACGGGCCGAACACGATCTGCAGCACAGTTTCATCTTCACTATGAGAGGAAACCATGGCAGCCAGTCCCGCCCGGATGACCGACAAGGCTACGTTTGTCTTAAGGGATAGCACAGGGCGGGAGATTTTAAGCTGCTTAACATTATCAATGGCTTTACGCGTATGTTTCGGCGTGCTGTAAAATTGAACGCGTCCGTGGGCGCGGAAGACAGCTTGGATCTCATGTGTGTAACGCTGCTCTGCGCCGAGCAGATAGCGTACCTGGCCGTCATATGCTCTTGCTTCCCAAATAATTGGGCCGCGCGGGATAAGAGATGCAAGGTGAGATAAAAGTTCGTAGATGGTTTCCAGCTCGAAAGGACGGTGCCAGATAACCTCTCTCCAACAGATTTCTTTGATTTGCCGTTTCATATTGCCCGCCCCTTTCTTATCCTTTTTCTTTGTTTTTCCTTATGTGAAAACCAACGACGGCACCGGCGGATATAACCACCAATATAAGCTGATTTCGTCGGATATATAGGAGATTGAATACATCGAGATGCAGGAGAAAAGAGCTTATGGTAAAAAGACCATTGATTTCCAGTATAAGGTTGATGGGTCTTTTTGATTGCCTTTTCCTGCATTATTTCTTACTCCCTCGCACGTTAGGTACGGGATAGCCCGGTATTTCAATATCTGATTCGATTTCGTTTCCCCAAGCATCCCAGCCGGGTTGATGACGACGAGCAAATAATTCAAGATATGGGCCGGGCGAAACGCGCTCGATGATAGCATACTGCTCTTCTGGTTTATGGCTGTGATCCTGCAGCGGGGCGAATAGCCAATTGGGTTGGGCACGGTACAGAACAGGAGCGTTGCCGCGCGTACCAAGCAGGACATGTTCGGTGGCATTTCGCAGATAATTGCCAAGTCCCAAACGGGGCTTGATCCAAGTGAAAACTGAACGCGGCGTGAAACCCCACGCCTCCAGAATGTCAAAGCCGTGACGCAGAGTTGCGTTTGTAACCCACAACCAGCAATGAGAATCTGGATCGGCGAGATCAGCTATGGGCATAGCTTTGATCTGGCTAAGTGTCATCAGGTCGTAGTGCATGATCGCGCCGCGATGGCCCTTTTGCTGTATATCCCATGGCGGGTCAGCCATGATGGTTTTATATAACTTTTTGGGCTTATTATTTTCCATAAAATCTTCCTTTCTTTACCGGTATGTGCTTTCTCGATATTAAAACTCAGATCCCCTCTCATTAAAAAATGGTAGTGCTTACAGCTTTTTAACCGATAAGAGAGCTCTTAACAGGGGTAGGGTGATTGTTAATATGCAATAAAAAACGCTGTTGTAAAGAGTTGTGGCCTGTAGTTTTAGGCGTGTTAGTTACTCCAATCTTCATTATTAGGCGGTAGATTTTACCAGCGATTCCTGAATCGCCATAAATAGATTCTTATTAAGACGACTGTGGTAGCGATGATGGCAATTAACAGGACTAAAACCCACCATATTTTCAGAAAGAGCTCTACCGCAATATAGATCAAGAGTGAAGCGAAAAAGAGCGTGAATGCCACCTCTAAGATTTTGCCTTTCAATCATCGCGCCTCCTTCTGATTTCATATTGACTGCTTTGCTTAGATTGTCTAAACGCAGGCTATTAACACATCAAGAACGCTGTTGTAAAGAATACTGCATTTTTGACTTTTGTTATTTTGGGGTCTGGGCCAAAGACCTTATAAGCAGATCTTGAACTACTTCAAACACTTAACTTGCCGATGTGTCTGTGATGAATTGTACGAAGCTTCAATCATGCTGTACATTTAAGCCATTAACTCAAACTCATACTGCAGGTACGAGTCAACGACTCTCAAAATGTGCCGAACAGACTTATAGATTGTCTGCATTCTTCGGTTGCTGTTTGGCCTGAGCAGCCGGAGTTCATCGAGAGACTTGCCGTCTTTAAGCAACGACCAGAGAAGTCCGTTCTGGCGGTAAGTCATTAAATAATATTTGCTCCCGCCTGAATTGCTTAGATAGAGACTGAGTCCGGACTTTTCATTGACAGCGAAAACTTTCATGTTGTAACACTTGGGAGGATGCCTGTTTGCTTTCATGATGTTGTTCCTTTCTGGCGTGCAGCCACATAATTTTGTTTTGTTAGGTCTCAGCCAGGTTCCACACGTCTTCACGGCAAGAGTGTCGAACTTTCATTTTGTTCATAAGACCTTCCAAATAGTAATGGCTACTTTAAGATCAATTTGCAGGGATAATTTAAGAAAATTTGAAATTTTTTATTTGCCCGATTATCCAGCTTCTTAAGGAGAATAGCCTGAAAGCATACATTCTCGCTGACAGGGGAACAGTGTATAACGGAAAGTATAACGACGTATGGAGACTTTGTTGCGGCAGATATTGTCGATTATGTCGCAGCAATTGATGGTCATTTAGTCATATAAATGTTATAACCCGACTTTTCAGTTTGAAAAATGCAAAAAGCCCATAGTTGTTGAAACTATGGGCTTTTTGCTGATAGTGCGCCACGCATGGCGCGTAGCTAGGCGGTGAAAATCCGCTATGGGGGCTGACAGTTGCCAACCATTAGCCAAGCGCAAGGGTGTCCACCGCAAGGTGGAATCTGAAGGAAGCGTGAGTCGAAGTGTCTACGATTTAGTGAGTAAGTGCACTAAACTTGTATTGTCGTATATACAGGTGATATAATCTCACCATCATGCCTATGCTTTCTAAAAAAACAATCACAAAAAAGAATCATCTGGCAAATTCAAAATGTCATTCTGCCTTCACCCTCATAGAAATCATCGTATCCATCGCAATCGTCGGTATTCTAGCCGGAATTGTTACTATCAGTTATAACGGCTGGCAAAAAACAGTCACTATTGCAACTGTCAAAAACGATCTCAATGGTGTAGCTACTGCCATGGAAAATGCCCGTACATTTGGTGCTAACGGTTATCCAGCAGATATAACTACAGTTTCAACCTTTACCCCGAGTGCCAGTGTAACCCTGTCTGGTGGTAGCGCTGATGGCGGTAAGACCTATTGTATTGACGCGATTACTTCTAAAGATTCAACTGTCCATTTCTACATTAGCTCAATTAGTGGTAGCCAGAATATTAAATCAGGATCATGTCTTACTACCGCGCCAACCATCAGTATTGGCACGGTCACCGGTTCTTCGATTAGCTTGTCATGGACATCAATCACTGGTGCTACCAGCTACTCATTACAACGCGACACTAATTCATCTTTCACTAGTGCTACGACAATCGCTACTCAATCAGGTACATCATTCACATCAGGTGGCTTATCATCAGGTACTACATATCATTATCGTGTGAACGCAACTAACTCAGACAGTACTAGTGCTTGGTCGGCTACAGCAAGTGCAACCCCTATTTTAACTTACACTCTAACAACCATCGCTGGTACTGGCGGTACCGTCAGCTCTGGAGGTACCTACAATTCAGGTACAACCCAAACTATCACAGCCGCTCCTAGCACTTACTACTCATTCACTAGTTGGGCTGGTGATACTGGCTGTAGTGGAACAGCTAGCCATACTATAACTATGGACGCTAATAAATCATGCACAGCTAACTTCACGCCAACTGCCATTGCTGCACCAGCCACTCCAACCGTTACAGCTAACACGGTCGGTGTTACTACAACTT